CATAAGGTAACCAAATGTCCGACGACCAGACGGAACAAGTTCGCACGACACTGAAAGAATGGGTAGAGCTTGATAATCAAGAGCGGTCTCTTCGTCAGCAAATCAAGGAAATCAAGGATAAGAAGACAAAAAACTCCGAGCTTATCCTGAAGTATATGCGTGATAATTCAGTGGACGATTTCAAGATTGAAGGACAGGGAAGTTTGAGTCGCTCAGTGCGCACATCCCGTCCTCCTCTACGTCGTGAACAAATTCGTACCCAGCTTCTTATCCAGTTTGCTGACCAGCCACAACGTGTAGCTGAAGCTCTGCGGTCAATTGAAGGAGTTCCGGAAGGGTCAGATGATATGTCTGTTGGTGGAACTCAGCGCGAACTACTTGTTCGCCACATTCCCAAGCGTAAGACGTGAAATAGCATCTTTCGCTGCTAGTTGTTCTGCCTGCTTTTTCGTAGGAGCTGTCCCGATTCCCAAATGAATACTTTTTTCATCTACCGCAGCCATAGTATACATGTTTGTCGACGCAGAAATAACTGTATAGGTAGGCGTATGATGAAATCTAGCTTGGTACAACTTTTGCAGTTGTTCCTTGAAGTTCCGATTATTCATTAGAATTCGAGGAATATCAATATAGGTCTCAACCAAACAAACCACAAACGAATACAGAATCTTGAAATCATTACCAGAATCAGTCCACAATGCTCCAATAAATGCTTCTAGGATATCTCCTAGTTTCTTGGAGTTTATACGTCCGGCACACACATCTTCATTGTGTCGTGAAATAATATAAAACTTATCCAATCCAATTTTTTGGCTTAGAGTTCCAAGCATTTCGTTACATACAATTTCCTTCTTCAAATCGGTCATAAATCCTTCATTTTCGTCCGGAAACCGTTTCATCAAGTATGTAGACACACATGCTCCCAAAATCGAGTCACCCAAATGTTCTAGTCGTTCGTATGATTCATCAAATAAACCAAGACAGTCTCGTGGTTTTTCTGCTAGTTGAGCCTCTTCTCCCGTTGGACTAGTATATTCTGCTCGCTTAACGTATGATGAATGAACCATCGCACGCTGAAATAGTTCAGTACTAGAAATACCAAAATCACAATTATGTTTGGAAAGAATCGCTTGGATATCCGGCTGAGTAAACAAGCGATTTTTTGAATTGAATGGATTGTAAAGAACTTGCGTGCTCATTTCTTTAGTTTACGACTGTTCTGTTTATTCCTACGAGTCCGTTTTCCTCCAGCCGAAGACAGAACACTCTTAACAACAGAATCAATCTTCTTCCAGTTCGTTAAAAAAAGTTGAGCTTCCTCAGGATGCTCAGTCTTTAATGTTTTCAGAGCCACCGACAGTGACTTTTCGATGCTTGGTTCGTATTTCTGAATAAGGTCTGGAATCTGCTTAATCGCAGCATCTCTCGCTGCGTTTTTTAGAAAGTCAAACGCCATTACTCATACCGCAGACATTATTCATCGTTATCGCCAGGAACAGTTCGCGTAAAACTGAACTCTTCCGAGACCATTTCCCGCTTACGATTTTCTACAATCCACTTGAACAACCCATCAGCATTGATTTGAGTCGCACTCGCAAAGTACTGATTCGTAAGTTCCTTTAGGTCCTTTTGGGATAGAGACCATGGCTTTGTCCATTCTGAAGGACGCTTGATGGAAATCGTTGAACCGTCTTCCTCCACCTTCACCTTCTTGAACTCACTGAATTCAGGACGCTTCAGAATTTCAGCAATATCTAGCTCTACAATTTTACGAGCGTCGCGTTTCTCATACACTTGCTTATTCAAATCACGAAGTTCATCGTCAATCTCGCGGTAGTTGCGAATATGCGCCTTAAGTTCAACTAGAGTACCCTGCATTTTTACTTCATGGTAAGAAGTAAGAAGATTATCCGTTTTCAATACAATGTACTTTGATTCGAGCGAAGTAGAAAATCTGCGAAAAGTGTTCAACCAAGAACGCCCGTCTAAAACACCTATACAGAAAGGGTCTCCAGACACCGTATGGAAAAACATTCAGTCACGTCTTCAGGATGAATGTTCTAAGAACAATGCAGAGTGTGTTATTGTATCTCTTCTGTCCAAACCCAAAGCTCCTTCTACGTGGAGAACAAATCCAGAAGAATGGTTATCATCTATTGATATTGATGCTGTCGAGAAAAGGTATCAGAAGATTTTTCCCGAATACTTTTACGTCGGAACAGTCCCTATAGATTTTGGATCTAAATCCAAGACTGGTACGTGTCTCGTAAATTCCCTATGTTCCCTCGATATTCGTGAAATTTATAGGAAAGGGTATCGTCAAATAGGCATAGTGTTCAACACAGATAAAAGCACCGGTCCGGGCGAACACTGGATTGCTCTTTTTTGCGATATTCGTCCCGATTTAGACTTTCCGCGAATAACGTATTTTGACTCGTATGCGACCAAACCAGAAAAGGAGATTCAACAACTCATGAAACAATGGTCAGAATCATGGAATTCTACAGGTATCCACAAGAAGCCTATGGCTATAACGTACAACAAAACTCGTCACCAGTACGAAGATTCCGAGTGTGGAATGTACTGTTTGTATTTTCATTTGTGCTGTTTAGTTGGTATTCCAATGAAAGACAAGATTCCTGACCAGGTCGTTAGAGGTTTTCGTGGACTTCTATTTAAAGTATAATATAATGGACTCACATTGGGTTAGATGGGTTAATGTTGTCGTGAGTGTTTTGTTTGTTGGAATTATCATTTATGCATTTTTTCAGGCGATTATTCGTAGTCCTAAGTAATAATGGACTGGTATCAGTATTCCGGGACAGTGTTGGCTGCAGCCATTGTACTTGGACTCATAGGATATGCTCTTTACCATCTTTTGACTCCTTCGGACATTCAGGCGTCGGTTGCTGCTGAATCAACGTTTAACGCGTACCAAACAGTTATGAAACTCGCGCCTTTGGGATGCCCTACGACGCCATCATACCGGCTGTGTGATTACTATATGGCTTCATCGGCCTACTCTCTGTTTCCTGGCTCAAAGATTTATGATTATATTACCGACAGCGTCATTCCACCACTGATGAAATCAGGTCCGCGTCTTGTTGAATTGGATATTTACACTGATGTATCAGACAATCCAGTGGTAGGCTTGAAGAATCAAACTCTTGGGACAGATTATGCTTATAATACAGTATCATTTGAAGCGTGCTGCGTAGCATTAGCAAATAATGCATTTAATTCTGTAAGTTGTCCCGTTTCTTCTGACCCGTTTGTGCTCAGTCTAGTGTTCCATACCGATAAAACGAATGTGATAGATGCGTGCGCACAAATTTTGAAAGATACGTGCCACACTTATCTTTTGGATTCGTCCTACAGTTACCAGCGCAAGAATCTAGCAATAGAGCCGGTATGCAATCTGCAATCTAAACTTATTGTTGTATCCGGACCTGAAACGAAAGGAACGTTGATGGACGAAGTAGTGAATATGTCTTGGGGAACATCTACGTTGAGGCGATTAACGTACAAGCAAGCATCCCAGACGCAAGATAGTGATGAACTGATAAACAATAACCGCAATAATATCACGATGGTTGTTCCGGATATTGGGTCGGATTTAGTGAATGTGAACCCTCAAATTCTGTTAACATATGGATGCCAGTGGAACTTGATGAATTATGGGTCAGTAGATAGTGCGATGGAAGTTTATATTGGCGAATTCCAAGAAAACAGTCTCGTATTAAAACCCGAAGCTCTTCGCGCACTCGCAGTCAAAAAGTATGCTCAACCAGTACTTCCAGACCCGGCAGTATCTTTCCAGCCCATGCAGAAAACTTCACCAATCTACACTATCACGGTGTAATCTAATAAATTCTCGCGTTTAAAACAAAAATGTCGAAGTGGATGGTTCACCTAAAAAAGACGATGCGCGCGCACAAGGGCATGAAGCTGGGTGCGGCCATGAAGCTTGCGGCCAAGACGTACAAGAAGCACAAGGGTGGTGCTGGCGAGGGTGCTGAGCCTGCGGGTGCTGAGGGTGCGGATGCCGCGGCTACGGCTGCGGATGTATCGGGAGGTCGCCGCCGTTCCCGTAAGGGCGGAAAGACTGCGCGCCGCACGCGTCGCCGGTAGATATCATTCTAACCATTACTAACCACATAGACCGTAATAAACCATTCCTATAGGCGCACATCTTTGTGTCCATACGAAAGGTTCGGCCTCGAAGTCCATTTACGGAAAAAAAGATTATACTGAACATACAAATACAATGGGTGGTGGCCTTCTTCAACTCGTAGCCTATGGCGCTCAGGACGCATACCTATCCGGAAATCCCCAGATTACTTTCTGGAAAGGACTGTTCAAGCGCCACACGAACTTCGCGATGGAGCCGTTTCGTATTAATTTAACTGGCCAAGTTGGATGGGGCGTTAAGCATTCGGCAATTATTGGTCGTCATGCTGACCTGCTGTACCACACCTACCTCGATGTAACGTTACCTGCCGGCTCCGTTTTTAACAATGACCAGGCTCGTTTGGGGTACAATCTTATCAAGTACGTTGAACTTGATATTGGTGGACAGGTCATCGATCGCCTGTATGGAGAGTGGCTGTATCTGTGGGACACTCTAACGTCCGATACTCGCACTGCTCTTAAGCTTCATCAGATGGTAGGTGTGAGTGCGGCTCCGGGAACATTTACTGTTCCATCTACGTCAAGCTGCGTTGTAGGTGCATCGGGTCAGCCGGGTCTACCGACTCAGGTCGTTATTCCACTCAGCTTCTTTTACACGAAGAACCCAGGATGCGCTCTACCGCTCATTGCCCTACAGTACCATGAAGTGAAAATCAATATTCTGTGGAATGATATTAAGTTCGCAGCAGGAAACTTCAATAATACGCTAGCTGCACCGTCTGCGGCCGTGCACATTGACTACATCTACCTCGATACGGAAGAGCGCCGCCGCATGGCGCAGAACTCGCACGAGTACCTCATTGAACAGCTACAGTACAACGAGGACAAGGGTATTTCGTCGTGGTCAAATCGCATTGACTTGACGTTCAATCACCCAGTCAAGGAACTTGTTTGGGTAGTCCAGCCTTCGGAGTACACTCAGTGCAAGCTTGCCCAGGGTCTACGCGCATCAGCCACTCGTCTCCAGCCGTTCACGTATGACCAGAATGCGGTATACGAGCAGCATCTCCAGATTAATGGACAGGACCGCCTTGACCGCCGCTATGGACAGTACTACAATACTACCCAGCTGTACCAGCACCATACGGGTAGCGCACACTCAATTTACGCCAGCACGAATACGATTGCTGCAGTGGCTCAGCCCGGAATTTACGGATACTCGTTTGCTCTGAAGCCTGAAGAACACCAGCCTTCTGGAACGTGCAACTTCTCGCGCATTGATACGGCGACATTGGTGATGACGTTCGCGAACTCGGCGACTCTCTCTCCTGAAACCGATCAGACGTACGAAGTTCGCGTCTATGCCGTGAACTACAATATTCTGCGCATTATGTCTGGAATGGGCGGTCTAGCGTACTCTAACTAAACGTAAAGTAAAGTAAATCTTTAACCTAATTTTAAAACTAAAGCGGCTTCTAGACTTGGAATCCACTTTAGAAAAACTGGTCAACGAACGATTTCATACCCGGAAACATTCTTTCAACGGTTGTTTTCATCATATCGCACTTTATGCTCTGGCTTTGTCCACTAGCTATTTTTCCCAAAAGTCCAGTCATGAATGTTTTTTGAAGTACTTGGAAAAGTCCAAAGATAGAAAGAATTACGATATCGGTTACAGCAATAAATGAAATAGTTATTAAGTTGGAAACAATAAGTTCAAAGACCGAATGATTCGTGAGAATTGAAAGTGTTATCGCCAATCCTATAAATAAAGCACTTATAAGTCCCACACTTACTCCGACATACGTAACTATTCTTTGATTTTCTTCGGACGAATCGTTTGTGAATTGGGGTTTTCCAGATTTATCTACCTTTCCAAGAGAAACATACTCATTTCCTAAACTAGATATCTCTTTAACTAGTGAGATGTTTTGTATATAACCGACATACGTAAAATAAAAAGTAGTCAGAAAAATCAGAAAGAATGCACAATGCATCAGTAATTCAATTACAAAAAGAACAACCATTATATTAATGGAGCAGACATTTTGGAATGGACGAGAATACATAGCGAAAGGACTCGTTGATGGTCTTTTGGCGTCTGCGTATTTGTGGATATTTTGGATGCCGTTTATTACTGCTGCAGCACTTCCATTGAATGTGGCCCAAGTAAAAATGTTCTTATGCCAAAAAGCTCAAAATCAGACTATTTATTCGCCGAATTCTACCGGTAATCGTACGTCAAGTTTTGAAACTTCCGCCCAAGCAGACCACCAAATTCAAGATAATTCAGAAATTTATTCGAAAAACGTCACAGGCCTCACAGTATTGTGGTGCTTAGGACTCTTTTTTGTATGTTTGTGCTTCTTTTTAGCCCACATCCTAATTCAGTGGGCGAGATTGGACTGGAACTCTACTATGCTCTTTAACTTTATTTTAGCGATTGCTATAACTATCATTGAAATATGTTTCTTTGTTGGAGTTGGATTGAAGTATAATTCGTATGACCTGAATTACGCGTATAGCAAACTGAATATTTAATCGAAGCTCATCATCACGTCAGACATCGAGATAGAACTTTCTTTCTCGGACTCCTGCTCTACCAACGCACTTACTGCTCTGCGTTCTTCCTCGAACATAACATGGTCTTCCTCCGTTCCCTCGGGCAACTTGGTTTCATCCACGAGAATGTCTACGAACCCAGTTCCACATGGAGGTTTCTGTCCGAACATGATGTTCGCAGACACTCCGCGCATATTATCACTCTCTCCCATCAACGCTGCATTGAATAGATGCTTCGCAGTTTCCTCGAATGAGGATTTCGCCAAGACACCGTTCTCAGTATTCTTCGACATACCTGTACGGTCAGCCTTTAGGAAGAATCCGGGGTACGTCATCGCATCCACTAGCGTGATTAGGTGATGGTAATTAATGTACTCGCGCGAAAACACTGATTTGAATTCACGTAGCAAGGCGATGCGCGCAGTCTCGATTCCAAACACTTGCTTGATTTCATGGATATCGTTAGAGAATGAACGGAATGGATCGGTATTAGGAATTGTCGACAAGTCCAGGAGATTCGTACCTTCTACATCCAATACATGTTGCTTCGCTGCAACCCATCCTCCGACCTTTTCATCATACATCATATGGTCTTTGACTTCACGAACATATACGTTCCCAATTCCTTCAACACCCGTAAGAACCGTATCCAGCAACTTATCTTCGATGAAACGGAGTGAGAGCATGTTTTTTACTGCATCTGCCCCAAACACAATACGCAACACCAACTTGTCGGGAGCATTCGTATCGGTATGAATACACTCAAACACTTTCAGGACACGATTATTCTGAATCTTTGCTGCGATAATCGTCATATCAATAACTTGCCGAGCCGCAATTTCTTCCGTGTCGAGTTCTAGACGCATAACCCATGGAGATGTACATAGCTG